TATCAATAGTGGGTATAAAAAAATAATTGTACTTTTGTGATATGCCAATATTAAACAATAAATCATATCGTCGGTTTGAGAATCCTATTAAGAGGAAACCTCACCAGAATAAAGAAGAAAATAAGTTTTACGGTACTCCTTTATGGAAACGCCTAAGACATTTACAGAAAACAAGGAAGCCGATGTGTGAGGTTTGCGAAGCTAAAGGCATTTTTACAGATTGCTCCGATGGAAACAACAATGGTATAGCTGACCACGTTATAAGAATTTTAGACGGTGGTCATCCATACGACGAAAGAAACTTGTTTACTTTATGTAAACGGTGTCACCACGTAAAGAGTAATATGGAAGGTAGAGGCTTTTTACCAGCAAGAATGGCAAGTTCTGACGGTTATTACCTTCCTGCCTCCAAAGAGGATATAATTAAAGCTATTTTAAACAAAAAAGTAAATTGAAATGAAAACAGAAAAGTTGAAAGACTTGCAAGGCACTTTAAAGCCTAGTAGGGTTAAAAGAATTACTCCACAACAGATAATTGCTCATAATCCATTTGATTTAACCAATGAAGAACAAGATACTGTTGAATTAGTAAAAAAACATCTTGAATCTGCCGGTGCTAGTTACAATGTGGATATTATTGCTATCAATATGCTAGCAAGGTTATTGACTGTTATTCAACACGCGGCTAATAACATCTTAAAAAATGACGGTGTAGTTGTTTATCCTAACGGTGTTCAACAAATTTCACCAGAGTGGACTATGTTTAAACAGTCAGTTGAAATTTATAATGATATGTCTGATAGGTTTGGACTTGACCCTAAAGCAAGATTGAAGCTAGAATACTTTAATAGGGCTGATAAGAAAGAAGAAGATCCAATTATGAAGCTAATTAAAAACGCCTAATGTTTGATTTAGAAAACGAATTGATAGGCGAATATGCTAGATTAGCTATTCAAAGACACTACGATGACCTTAAAAAGTCAGAAAGTGCTAATTTTCCTTATTATTACGATACAAAAGCCGCAGAAACCTATATTTCCTTTATGAAGGTGTGTAGATTGACTAAAGGGGAATATGCTGCCATGAATGTGAATGTTATGCCCTGGCAGGAGTTCTTTTGGGCTATGATATTTGGATGGAAGCGTAAAATTGATAAAAAACGTAGATTTAGAAAGGTTTACCTAGAAATATCAAGAAAAAATGCTAAAACGGAAACAGCTGCCCTTACTGCGGTGGCGTGTTTTATTCTTGATCAGGAAAAAGGAGCTGAAATTTACACTGCTGCCACTACCAGAGATCAGGCAAGAATTTGTTGGGATGCCGCAAAAGTAATTTTGGATTATTTAAAGAAAGATAGTTCGGCAGTAAACAAGATGATTCAGGTTAGAGCGCACTCAATTTACTCTACTACTTCTAATTCTAAAATGATTCCTGTATCATCAGATGCAAAAACATTAGATGGATTAAATCCTCATGTAGCTATAGTGGATGAATTTCACGCACATCCGGATTCATCGGTACTTGAAATTATGGAAAGTGGTATTGGTAGTAGAAGTCAGCCATTAATCTTAATTACTACTACGGCAGGATTTAATAAAGAAAGCCCCTGTTACCAGTTACGCAAAGTTTGCTTAGATATTATTAAAGGTCATAAACACGATGATGCGGTATTTCCATTAATATTTTCTTTAGATGAAGATGATGATTGGCAAAATAGTGAAGTATGGGTAAAATCCAACCCATCTATGAATGTAACCATTGGAATGGGTTATTTGCAAGATCAATATACAAAAGCCATAAATGAAGGTGCAGCCAAGCAAATTGGCTTTATGACTAAGAATCTTAACTATTGGACAAACACTCATGCTACATGGATTAATGAAAATATGTGGAATGAGTGCGAAATGAAAATTAAAGATGATTTTTTATTAAACAGACCCGCATTTGGTGGTTTAGATTTGGCTCAAACCATAGATATTAGTGCTTTTTGTTTGTTTTTTCCAGAATTTGACGGTAAACCAGCTTTTGTTATATGGAAATACTGGATTCCTGAAGAAAACGTAAAGGAAAGAAGTCTTAGGGATGGAGTTCCTTATATGGATTGGGCGTTAAACGGAAGCATAAAGGTAACAAATGGCAATATTGTAGATAATGATGCTATTATTAACGATATATACCTTTTATTTCAAAAATACAACATAAGAAGTCTTGCTTACGACCCGTGGAGAGCAACCCATGTTGTTATTTCATTACAAGAAAGGGGAGTTAATGTAAGACCGTTTCCGCAAAGTTTTCCCGAAATGAATACGCCTATTTGTGAATTTGAGAAAATGATAACTGGTAAAAAAGTATTTCATGATGGCGATCCGGTAGCAAAGTGGATGTTATCAAATGTGGCGTTAATAATAAACTCTACTGGATTAGTAAAGTTTGACAAAAGAAAGTCTAATGAGAAAATTGACGGCATGGTTGCAGCTGCAATGGCTATTGGTGAAGCTATTGACCCAAAAAATAAAATTAATTTGGATTTTAACCTAATTATTGGCTAAAAATTTTATTTGCTTAATAAAATTAATATATTCATCTTTGCATTATGGAATTTTTAAATAAAATTGTAAAATTCATTAAAAGAAGTAGAATATCCAATTTAGGGCCTGCTAAAGATTGGAAATTATACCAGGAATTGTTTGGTACTAATCAAAGAAGGGTTAGTCATGAAACATCTTTGTCTATTCCGGCTTATTTTAGGGCATTGTCTATTTTATCAGAACAAATAGCTGCTTTACCATTTTCAATATATGAAACTAAAGCTGATGGAAACGTAGTTGAGGCTATTAACCATCCATTATATTCTTTAATTAAATATAGGCCTTCAAGTAAGTACGATACATTTAGTTTTAGAGAAGCCATTGTAAGACAAGCGGTTAATGGTTCAATGTCAACAAAAAGTGGAAATGTTCTTATTATTCCTAATAGAAATCAGGCTGGAAATGTCATTGATTTACATTTAGTAGATGTTCCGTGGGAAATGTATAAGATAAATGATGAGTTTTATTATAAACTAGAAAGTAATAACGAAATTTATAGTTCCTCGGAGGTTTTGCACATTAAATCTTTTAGTGAGAATGGTTATTGGGGTAAAAGTCTTATTGAAGCAGGTAAAACTACATTGTCAAGAGCTTTACATGAAATTGATTATGGAAACGATATTTACGCTAAAGGAACAAATCTTAGTGGTACAGTTGAAACAGATTTAATTCTTAATGAGGATCAATTAAACGTAATTAAGAAGTCTTGGGCTGATAAACATTCAGGGCCTAATAATCAGCAAGGTGTAGCATTTTTGCAAGCTGGTTTTAAATTTAAACCTATCGCTTCAAGACTAGAGGCAGCGGATATTGATGCAAGAAAGTTAACTATTGAGGATATTTCTAATTTAACTGGAGTTCCAGGCTTTTTACTTTTAGGAAACAACAATATATCCACTACAAACATTGAGATATTAAACAGAATCTTTGTTCAATACACATTAAGGGCTTGGACTAAAAGAATAGAAAACGAATTTAATACAAAATTATTTCCTCAAAAGGATTGGGGAAAATATTACGTTAAATTAGATTTGGATGAGCTTTACCGTGGTGATGTTATGGCACGTGCAGAATTTTACACTAAATTGTATAACATTCGGGCTATTGCACCAAATGAAATAAGAAACTTAGAAGGATTTAATCCTTATGAAGGTGGAGATAAGTTTGGTATGCCATTAGCTTCAAATAGTAGGGAAATTCCTGCTGATGGACAACAAAATAATGTTCAAAAACAATAAGATAAATGGAAACAAGATATTTTAACATAGAATTTTCTACAGTAGAAGAAAGAAAAATAGAGGGTATTGCATCATCTATGGATAGTCCTTACGATATGGGGCATTTTGACGAAGAAATTGATATGGATGCTTTTAATGATGCTGATTTTAGTGAGGCTGCTGCTTTATTTAATCATGATCAAAACATTGTACTTGGAAGGGTTAGAAATAATACTTTGCAGATAAAAAGGGAAGGGAATAAATTAAAATATACTATTGACCCACCAGAAACAAACGCTGCAAGTGATGTTATGACTTTAATTAGAAGAGGTGACATTTACCAATCATCTTTTGCTTTTGATTTAAAAGATGATGGTGATTCATGGGAAATGAGAGATGGAAGATGGAAAAGGACTATTAAAAAAATTAATAAAGTATATGATGTTTCCCCAGTAACATATCCGGCTAATCCGAATACTACAGTTGCAGCAAGAAACATGGAAAGACATATTCAGCAAAATGAAAAAGCGGAATGCAATTTCACAGAGTTTGTTGAATTTTTGAACAATTTAAAAAAATATTAGTATGTTAAAATCTGATGAATTAAAGCAGTCGCGTTCCGCTAAAATAGAAGAAATGCGATCTTTAATTTCTGCCATTGAAACATTAGGGGCGAACGCCAATGATGAACAAAGGTCGAAATTAACCAACATTCGGAATGAGGTGACTAATCTTGAAAATGATATTGAAAATCATTTGATGTTAGAAGCCGAAGCCAAAAGAATGGCTACTCCTGCGGCTAAGGGTAATGAAAACAAAGTTAGCGACGAGCAAAGAGTTAAGAAAAACTATTCTTTTCTTAGAGCCGCTAACCTCGTAGCTAATAATAAAAACTTAGACGGCTTGGAGCTTGAAATGCACCAGGAAGCCGAAAGAGAATTTAAGCAAGCAGGAATTTCAGCATCTGGAAATCTTTACGTTCCTAAAATGTTTGTTAGGAGCGAAAAGAGGGATATGACTGTAAGCTCCGCGCCCGGTGGTGGTAACACTGTACCCACTATTTTAGGCGACTTGATTCCTTTTCTCGATCCTAGATTAGCTGTTATTCAGGCCGGTGCCACTTTGCTTACAGGATTAACTGGTAACTTAGATTTTCCTAGAAATGATGCTGCGGCTACTGCGGTTTGGGAAACTGAAAATTCTGCAAACGACGAAACTAGCCCAACGTTTGATAAAATCAGTATGTCGCCTAATCGTTTGGGTGCATTCACTGATATTTCTAAACAGTTATTGGTTCAATCGTCTATTGACGTGGAAAACTTTGTAAGAAATCGTTTAAGTGAAGCAATTAATAGAGCATTGGACTATGCTTTAATTAATGGTGATAATTCTACGCAACCATTTTTTGGTATTTTAAATACTGCTGGAATCGGTTCTGTAGCTATTGGAACTGATGGCGGCCCGCTTACTTATAAGCACATTATTGATTTAGAAACTGCCTTAGCTACGGATAATGCTGATTTTGGTACTTTAGCCTATCTTACTACTCCGGGGGTAAGAGGATTTTTAAAGAATACTGAAAAAGCATCTGGTACGGCTCAATTTGTTTGGTCTGATGGTGCGCCTCCTGTAGGTCAGCAAGGTATTAGAACCGATTTGTTAAATGGGTATAGAGCTTATGTGTCAACACAGGTTCCAAACAATTTGACTAAAGGTGGTGGCACTAATTTGCATTCAGTAATTTTTGGAAACTTTGCAGAATTGCTTATTGGTCAATGGGCTGGTTTAGATGTGGTTATTGATCCATATTCATCTTCTAAAAATGCTTTAGTTACCATTGTTGTTAACTCATGGTGGGATGCTGCTGTTCGTCACGCTCAATCATTTGCCGCAATTAAAGATGCGGATATTACTGGCATATAAATCTTAATAAAATGAAGAATATTTTAATAGGTTTGTTTGTTTTTGCTGCCATTGGTTTGACGGCATTTAAAAACGACCGAAGCAAAACTTTAGATGCTAATTATGACGATGCATCTAGTACGTTTTACAGCTATTCAGTAACGGACACAATAACCAATACTGAAATAGACACAATAACTATTCCGGTAAGTTTACTTAGTCCGTGGAGTGGTTATTGGAGCGTAGTAGCTACTAACTTGTCAGGCACTACTTATATTTTGCCTACAGTGTTGCAGGCTGCTAGCTCTACCGATTATACAAGCGTCGCAACATTGGACACATTAAACACAAACGGTTTAGTGCAATCTAATGAAGATGCAATAATTGGTGGAACTAAATATAGATTAGTGTTGACTGGTGTTGGTACGCAATCAACAAAATATACTGCGTACTTTGTAGCAAAAAACCCATAAAATGAGAGTGCGGTTTATTAAATCGCCATCTGGTTCACCACATTCCCTTGGGTATTTTCAGGGGGATGTGGCTGAATTAAATGACGTTACGGCAAATGAATTAATAAAAGCAGGTATAGCAGAATCTTTTCAAAGTAAAGTTACTGTAGAAGAAAATGCACCTTTGATTGAAACCAAAATTAATTCTAAAACCAAAAAGGCAATTAAAAGATGAAACCCTGGAGAGTAACAGTTGATCAGACAAATGAGTTATGGACTTCTGCGGAAGTCAAAAATTATTTGAAAGTTGATGATTCAACTGATGATGCTCTTATTGCCACAATGCTAAAAGCTGCCAGACAAGCGGTAGAATCTAGGCAAAATATATCTACGCTTACCAAAACTATTGTACAAAGATTAGAGCGTTTTCCTTCAAGTTACAAAGTAGCTACTGATTATGAAAACGTAATTAAATTGTTAGTTTACCCTTGTGTTGGCGTTACGTCAATTACTTATTTAGATGAAAATGGTATATTGCAAACATTGTCACCTAGTTTATACGAAGTAGATACCTATAAAGGTATTATCGGAGAAGCGGTAGATCAGGATTTTCCAGACACTTATTTATCATTAAATGATGTGACGATTACATATACTGCTGGTTACGGTATAAACGCTACAGATTGTCCATCAGACATTAGAATTGCAATTTTAAAATTAGTTGCATCTATGTATGATAATAGAGGTGATGCAGTACATAAAATGCCAACAGCTACTGACATAATGCTAAATAGG